TCCTTTTCTGTATCAACAATCGCCCATAAAACTGGCCATCCATCTTGTGTCTGAATACTTAAAATTTCAATAATCCAATCTTTAATTTCAATAACTTGACCATTAATAGCAAGATTATACTTATAAATAGTTTTCATTATTTTATACCTCTGTAATAGAAAAATTTGTTGCATAATTAGTTCCACAATATAAACATTTTCCTGTACCATATTTTAATTCTACAGGACCACCACATTTTATACAAGTCATAGGATGAATTTCGACAATTTCACATTTTAATTTATAAATTTTTCCATTTGGTAATTGAATTTTAGATATATATCCATCAAATTTTTCTTCTGCCATTTTTATTCCCTTACCTTAAAATTAAAATCTCATCAACTTTATTATTTTCTTGAGCATAATTTATAGTATAATATGTGCCGCCGCCCGGTTTACCGTCCCATACAGCCAAGACCTTATCACTTCTATCAATCATCCATCTGTCTCTTACAAAATAGCAATCCTTAAAATATTTATCTGACAACCAAACTACCCCAGAAGAAGAATTAATTAAATCTTGCTCTGCCGCAGAAACATTTCTTTTATAAGGATAAACACATAAATATTTTATTCCCATATCTTTTGCGGCCTGCGCTGCGATTTGATCAACTCCTTGCGCCATCCCGGTTATGACCTCGCTTGGACGGATCGCCGCAAACTTTTCCTTGAACCATTCATATATTTCTTTTTCATGACCTTTTATTCTTTCTGGACGATGTCCTGTTATAGCAACCTTCATTAATTAAAACCTCTTTAATTTTTTTTATATCTGGTTTAAAACAAATTTTATAAATAGGGTGTCGAATATTATTTAAACAATCCCCGGAGCCATCATTATTATAATAAAAATTTTTACAATATAAACAATTAATTTCCATAATAATTATTTTCCATTATTTTTTTCAATTATTATTATAACAAAAAAATTTTTAAAAATCAATAAAAATTTGACTTTTTCCGAAAAAAAAAGTATATTATGAGAGAAAGTGAAAAATAGGGGGAGTCAAATAGATGAAATTAGATTATACTATTGAATCTCCAGAGGAAAGAAATGAGCTGGTAAAAAAAATAATTGAAGAAACAGAGAATTTAAATCCAGCTTATTTAGAAATTTTAGCAAATTATCTTATTTATTGTATGGAAAAACAAGAAAAAAAACAAAAGAAAATTCTAACAGAAAATCGTATGTAGACAGTTAATAAAAGAGAAACTTCTTTTGAAGGTCTTGTTTCACAACTTGAAAATGGTGAAGATGGCATTTATGGATTAGTACATGAAGATAAACAACAAATATTTAGACCAAAAATTACAATAACTAAAAAAGATTTAAAAGAAATTCCAATTTTATAGCAAATTAAAGAAGCCATTTCATTATGGGAAAAAAAAGCTATTACTGCTACTGGAAAGGATGCTTATATTATTAAAAAGGCTATTATTGAATTGCGGAAAGACTAGTATGTAATAAAAGAATCTTATCGTAAACCAATACGTTTAACAAAAGTTTCCCATTCTGTTTTCCCAAATAAGTTAGAAGAATCTTTTACATTAGATAAAGAAAACTATGTTATTCCTTCTGGAATTTCTTTATGTGATCCAAAAGTTTGTTCTTATTTATTATGTAATTATTCCCGCCTGAAAGAAGAAGGCTGGGGACATTTTGATCATGATTTATATTATTTAATGGAATCCTTTGATGATTGCGCCGACCGGGCTTTAAAAGAATATCCATTATATGAAGAAATTGTGACTTGTAAAATTGATGGTTTATAGAATGCGGAAATCCAAAAAATTTTACAACAAAAATTTAATGTTAAACATAGCTTAGAATATATTTCTAGCTTATGGAGAAAAAAAATTCCAAAACTAATTGCGGAAACCGCTGAAGACGATCTTTTAAACTGGTACTTTCTGAATATAAAAAAAGGGAAATATAAAAAATGTAGTCGATGTAAAGAAATAAAATTAGCTCATAATAAATATTTTAGTAAAAACAAAACAAGTAAAGATGGATTTTATAGTATTTGCAAAAAATGCAGGAATGCGCGAACTAAGCAAAAGAAAATGCTTCCGGCCAGTTTTGTTTAATTTATTATATTTATTTTTTCTTATTAAAATATAAGGGGGATAATTTTGTTATGGCTATAGAACAACAAAAATATTGTGAAAAATGCCATCGAACTATGTCCATTAAAGAATTTTATCGTTCTAATAATGAAGAAAAATATCCCGACGGTTATTTAAATCAATGTAAAAAATGTATGACTATGTTTGTTGATAACTGGAATCCGCAAACATATTTATGGATTTTACAAGAGGCAGATGTGCCTTATATCCCAGAAGAATGGGATAAATTGCTTGCGTCATACGGTAAAGATAAAACTAAAGTTACTGGAATGACAATTATTGGAAGATATTTTTCTAAAATGCGATTAAAGCAATTTCAAGATTTTAGATGGAGTGATACTGAAAGATTACAAGAATTAGCTGATAAAAAAACTGAAGAAGCTATGAAACGTCAAGGATATGGAGCAGTTGATATTGCAACTGTAATTAATGATCGAAAGATTGTTATTCCAGAAGAAGGTTTTGTGGAACCCGAAGCTCCAGAACCAACTCGTAGTTTAGTCAATGAAGGTTATTTTGATAATAGAGATGATGATGAAGATCTTGATTTAACTCCAGAAGATCGAACTATGTTAAAACTAAAATGGGGAAAATCTTATAAACCAGAAGAATGGGTAAGACTTGAACAATTATATCAAGAAATGTGCGAATCTTATGATATTCAAGGTGCTGGTCATGAAGATATTCTAAAATTAGTTTGTAAAACATCTTTAAAAGCAAATTAGTTAATTGATATGGGCGATGTTGATGGCGCTCAAAAAATGTTAAGAATGTATGATAGTTTAATGAAATCTGGTAAATTCACTGCCGCACAAAATAAAGCTAATGAAGATGGAGTTCTTAATTCTATTTCAGAATTAGTTATGATTTGTGAAAAAGAAGGTTTTATTGAACGTTATTATACAGATGGTCCAAAAGATAGAGTTGATGAAACAATTAGAGATATGAAAGATTATACAAGATCTCTTGTTGTTGAAGAAATGAATTTAGGTAATTTAATTGAGAATGCTGTAAAAGAAATGGCTGCGCAAGAAGCTAAAGAAGAAGATGAGGATGTTGATGAAGATTTAAGTCTTGAAGAGATTGAAGCTCTTAAAGATTCTGATTATTTAGAGTTCAGTGATTTTATTGATGCTGAACATGAAGAAGATGAAGAGTTTTTGGAGAGGGGTTCTGATAATGGCTCTTAAAGATTTGCTTGATTTATCAAAGCAGAGAAAAAAAATTGGAGTCTCAGAAGAACGTATTCATCAAATAATTCCAGAAGCAAGAAAATATATTTCTTTTTGGAGAGAATATCCGGATCTTTTTGTTGATTTTCTTTTACAAATGGGTAATCCGCAAGATTTTAAATTTTATTTTTATTAGAGAGTATTTTTGCGGGTGGCGATGAGACACCAGTACGTATACGCGGTCTTTCCGCGTGCTTATTCCAAGTCTTTTCTTTCTATGATGATTCTTATGATTCGTTGTATTCTTTATCCTAGATGTAAATTATTTGTTACTTCTGGAGGGAAAGAATAGGCAGCTGGAATTATGAAAGAAAAAGTCCAAGAAATATGTAATCTTATTCCTGCTTTTGAAAAAGAAATTAACTGGGGAAGAGGCGTTACATTAGAAGGTAAAGATTATGCAAAATATGTATTCAAAGGTGGATCTTATTTTGATAATATTGCGGCCAGGGAGAGCTCCCGTGGTAAGCGCCGACATGCGGGTGTAATCGAGGAGTGCGTAGGTGTTGATGGACAAATACTTAATGAAGTTATTGTTCCTACTATGAATATTTCTCGTATGTGTATGGATGGTACTTCACATCCAGAAGAGCAATTAAATAAATCTCAATTATATATTACTACTGCTGGTTATAAAAATACTTATGCATATGATAAATTAATACAGTTTTTAGTTTGGTAGGTTGTTAAACCAGAAAAAGCAATGATCATGGGCGGAACTTATAAAATTCCAGTTCTTGTAAAATTGCTTGATAAAAACTTTGTACAAGATTTAAAAATGGATGGTACATTTAATGAATCATCTTTCTAGCGTGAGTATGAATCAAAATGGTCTGGTACTGTAGAAGATGCTTTCTTTAATTCAGAAGCATTTGATCGTAATAGAATTTTAAAGCAACCTGAGTATGAGGCTTCTGGAAGAATTAGTAAAAGTAGCTTTTATATTCTTTCGATGGATGTAGGTCGTAAAGGATGCGACTCGGTTGTGTGCGTTTTTAAGGTGACGCCGCAAGCTCAAGGTGTTTCTTTAAAATAGTTGGTCAATATTTATACATTTAGTGATGATCATTTTGAAGATTAGTGTATAAAAGTTAAAAAACTTTTCTATAAATATAAAGCTAAGAGATTAGTTGTTGATGCTAATGGTCTTGGTATTGGATTTCTTGATTATTTGGTAAAATCTTAGATTGATCCAGAAACAAATGAAATTTATCCAGATTTTGGTGTATATAATGATGAAGAAGGATATTATAAAAAATATCAAACTGAATCCTGTGAACAAGATGCAGTTTATCAAATCAAAGCTAATGCGCCAATTAATAATGAAGCTCATGCAAATGCATAGACTTAGTTATCTTCTGGAAAAATTAAATTTTTACAAGATGAGCGTGTTGCTAAAACAAAATTACTTGGAACAGTAAAAGGTAATAATATGACTCCAGAAGAAAGGGCAGAATATTTAAAACCTTTTACTTTAACTTCTATATTAAAAGAAGAAATGATGAATCTTCGTGAAGAAAATGAAGGAATTAATATTATTTTAAAATAGGCTAATAAAGGTATTAGAAAAGATAAATTTTCTGCTTTTGAATATGGTTTATATTATATAAAACAAGAAGAAGATAATAAGAAAAAGAAAAAGAAATTTAACGCAAAAGAATGGAAATTTTTTACTGCAGTATAAATAAAGAAAGGAGGTTGACCATATGGATGCTAGTAGAGGTGAAATGAAAATACACGAAATTCTTGAAAAATCTGGATTAACATATAGAATGGAATATAGCTTTGAAGGATTAAATAGTTCTAATGGAAAACCTCTTAGATTTGATTTCGCTGTTTTTGATGATGATGGTTTTTTAGATTTTTTAATTGAATATCAAGGAAAACAACATTATGAACCTAGCGCTAAATTTGGTGGTAAAAGAGGATTTTATCAATAGCAATATAATGATAATAAAAAACGTAGATTTTGTGCATTAAATGATATTAAATTAATTGAAATTCCTTATACCGAAGAAAATCTTATTACTTATGATTATATTCTTCATAAAGCAGGATATTAATTACAAGGAGGCAGAATGAGAAATAGACAAGAAGAAATTCGCTCCAAGGGTTTTAATATCGCTAATACTAGATATAAAGCTAGCTATGAAGGACCTTTAGATTATAATTCTATAAAAATAGGCATGAAAACTTTAGAAGATGCTGTTTTAAATTTAGGTTCTTTAAAAAAAGCAAATCGTAGAGGTTATGGTGATAAATTTACTGTTTTAAAAGCAATATGTGAACATAATTTACCATTAATGAGAAATATTTCTGAATATTTTTATAATACAAGTGGTATTTATTCTCGTACTTGTGATTACGCAGCATATTTGTATCGTTATGATTGGTATGTTGTTCCAGAAATTATGGATCATGATGGAGTAAAAAATGATAAAGTTGTAAAAGAATTTAATGATATTTTAAAATATCTTGATAATTCTCATGTTAAAAAATTATGTGGAGATATTGCTTTAGAAGTAATTAAGTATGGAGCTTATTATGGTTACATAATTCCATCTTCTTCTGGATTAGTATTACAATAGTTGCCTATTAATTATTGTAGATCAAGATTTAGTATTGGTGATATTCCTGTTGTAGAATTTAATATGGCTTTTTTCGATGATTGTTTTAAAGATGTTAATTATCGAATGAAGATTTTAAAATTATTTCCTGAAGAGTTTAAAAAAGGATATATTCTTTATAAACAAGGAAAGTTGACTCCAGAATATTTAGGTAGTGATGATAGAAGTTTTATTGATAAATATATTAATGGCTGGTATCCACTTGAGCCAGGAAATACAGTAAAATTCTGTTTTAAAAATGGCGATTAGCCATTATTTATTAATGCAATTCCTAATATTATTGATCTAGATGCAGGTCAAGATCTGGATCGTCGTAAATAGATGCAGGAATTAATGAAAATTGTTATTCAAAAATTACCTCTTGATAAAAATGGAGATTTAATTTTTGATGTAGATGAAGCAAGAGATATTCATAATAATGCTGTTGAAATGTTGCAACATGCTATTGGAGTAGATGTTTTAACAACATTTGCGGATGTTGATATTAAAGATGTTGCTGATAAAAATTCAACAACAACAGATGATGATCTTGAAAGAATGGAAAGAACTGTTTATAATAGTTTCGGTGTTTCAAGAAATTTATTTAATACAGATGGTAATTTATCTCTTGAAAAATCTATACTTGATGATGAATCTACTTTAAAAACTTTATTATTACAATTTAATACGTTTTTTGATAAAGTGACTAAAGCATTAAGTAAAAATAAAAAGAAATATAGTTTTAGACTTTATATGTTGGAAACAACTCAGTATAATTATAAAGAGTTATCTAAAATGTATAAAGAACAAGAGCAAATGGGTAAATCTAAAATGTTAGCATAGGTTGCTCTTGGACATTCACAAAGTGCAATTATACATACTGCTTATTTTGAGAATGAAATTCTTCACTTGAGTGAATTAATGATTCCACCTTTAATGAGTTCTACTTTAAATGCTGATGCAATTTTGGGTAAAAAAGATTAGTAGAATAATTCAAAAAATCAAAATTCTTCAGAAGGAAATACTAAAGTAACTTCTACTTAGAAAGTTTCTACTGGAGAGGTTGGTAGACCTCAAAAAGAAGAGGGACAAAAAAGTGAAAAAACAATAGCAAATCAAGAATCTATGAGCTAAGGGGGAAATTATGAAACATACAAGTGTTAAATTAAATACACCTAGTGAATTCATTCAATTAACTCCTATAAATCCTTTAATTTCAAAGTGTTAGATTAAAGTTTGTTATGTAAGTGATTAGCCAAATCGTAATAGAAGTGTTATTACTAAAGAGGTAGCTAAAAAAATTGCAAATACAATTCCAGGCACTCCAATTGTTGGTTATTATAATTCTGAGAAACAAGATTTTGAAGAACATAACCGTACAATTTCTTTAAAAAATAATGAAATTGTAATTGAAGATGCTACTAGACCATATGGTTTTGTTGATTTAAATGCGCGATGCTGGTTTTAGAAGTTTTTAGATGATGACCAAGAAGAACATGAATATTTAATGACTGAAGGTTGGCTTTGGACTGGTCAATATCCAGAAGCATCAAGAATTTTAAATCATGGAAATAATTAGTCTATGGAACTCGATAAAAATTTAATTAACGCTTGGTGGACAAAAGATAATAATGGAAAACCGATGTTTTTCATTATTAATGAAGCAGTAATGTCTAAACTTTGTATTTTAGGACAAGATAATGAACCTTGTTTTGAGGGTGCTAATATTACTAGCGTCCAATTTTCTTTAACCAAGGATTTTAATTATCAGCTTCAAAAAATGAAGGATGAGTTGACAGAGTTATTAAATAACAAAGGAGGAGCGCAAGTGTTTACTACATACGCAGTAACAGTTGGAGACTCTCTTTGGACTGCATTATATAGTTATTTAAAGACAGCATATCAAGATAATTATTCTATTGCTGGTATTTTTGAAGATGAAAATCAGAAATATGCAGTCCTAAAAGATAATTCAACTGAGAATAAATATGTTCGCTTGAACTTCTCATTCTCCGAATCAGACGGATTTTCTGCTGAAGAGAATGTTAATGAAGTTGAGTATACTCCTGCAGAAGAACCTCAATTTTCTCTTTCTGATATTGAAGCCTTTGAGCTTGAATATAAGAAAAAGGAAGAAGAGGATCCAGAAGATGGAGAAAAGGACAAAAAAGATGAATCTGAAGGAAATGATTCTGATAATTCTACAGAGGATAAAAAAGACTCTGAAGAAGATAAAGATGATGAAGAGGAAGAAGATAAAGATAAAAAGAAAAAGACCTCTTATTCTTTAGATGAAGTTGTTGAATATCAAGAACTTTTAACTAAGTTCTCTGATTTAGAAGCTAAGTATAATGCTTTAGCTGAAGAAAAAACACAATTAGAGTCTGAGCTTCAGCCGTTAAGAGAATTTAAACTCACGGCAGACCGCAAAGCTAAAGAAGATATGATTAATAGCTTCTATATGCTTGATGATGAAGCTAAAAAGGATGTTCGTGAGAACATTGATAAATATTCTCTCGATGATATTGAAGCAAAGCTTTCTATTTTATGTGTTCGCAACAAGGTAAGTTTTAACCTTGAAGATGATAATAACCCAAAAGGACCAATAACCTATAATCTTGGTTTAAATGAATTTGGTGATGAATCAACTCCAGCTTGGGTAAAAGCCGTCTTAGATACTGCGAAAACTTTAAATTAATTAAGGAGGAATGACAAGATTATGTTTGGAGATTTCTTAAATAGCCGCCTTCCAATTAAGTCTCAAGCTGATAAGACAACCAAGAGCGGTTATGTGGAATTCGGATATGGTCAGGTAGAGCCAAATCATCTTTCTGCTCAAAGAACAGGTCAGATTTATGCTCAGTTACCGGCTAATCCAGATATTGAGATTTTAGAGCAAGGCCAGTTTGTAAAATATGATTATTCTGCCAATGATAATGGTATTGGTGAAGTTAATTTTACCGGTGCTGGCGAATGGATGCTTGTATACAATGAAATTAAATTATATCGTGATCATCTTGATGGAACAAAGCAGTGGGATTGCGAGTTCGCTATGTTAAAGGATGATTATCAGGCACGTGTTTACACTCCATATGATTGGGAAATGCCTGAAGTTGAATATCATAATGGTCTTTATTTAAATGGTAAGGATGAGTTTGGAAAGACTTCTAGAAAGATCACTCATGCTGTTACTATTAATCAAGATAAGGCTACTGTTGATATTGCTGGTGTTCGTTATAAGGTTGATGCTAGTGAGCCAGATGAAAATGGTGTTGTAACTTATACTCTTAATTATAATGGACAGAAACTTACTTCTACTACTGGAACTTTCGAAGGCGTTGAAGTTGAATATACATATGATGATGTAACTAAAGATATTCCAGATATCTATGAGCCTGGATTTACTAATGATCCTTGGAAGAAACTTGGTCTTTATAAAGAAAAGATGATGAGACCTGGTACTACTATGGTTCCACGTGTCTTTAAGACCAATGTTGGTGATATTTTCACAACTAATATGGTTGCTGAAAGTGAACTTGCTGTAAAAGATATTCTTGCTCCAAGAGCAAAGGATGGTATTCTTTCTAAGAGTGGAGATACTAATGCTATGAAGTGGGAAGTTGTTAAAGTTTACACAATGCCTGATGGTCAACCAGGTGTTAAGATCATGAGAATCGCGTAAGAAAGGAGGAGAAGAGAATGTTAGATAGAAATAATTTAGTTGCTTTAATGAAACAAGTAGCAAAAGCAGATCCAGCAGCTCCTACTTCTTACAGTTTTGGTGGTCAAACCCTTACTTATGAAGCTATGCAGGAGACTCTTCGTAATGAGTTAAATGAATTAGCTGGAACATATGCTCTTTATAGAGAGAATAAGAACCTTATCTTCTCTATGATTGAGGAAACTTTAGATGAAATCCTTCCTAAGAAAGTTGTTCAGCAGTATGATCAGTTTGCTGAAGTAAAGACTTTTGCACAGGGTGACAAGCCTGTATTCCGTAGACCTCTTAACACTAGAGCAAGAGCTAAGCAGTTCATTACTCGTGTTGGTCTTGCTGGTATGTATGAAGTCTTCAAGCTTGGTCCTGCTGAGAAAGAGGCTTTCGAAGTTCGTACAAGCGCTATCGGAGGCGCTGCTCAGATTGGATTTGAGGAGTTCCTTGATGGTCGTGTTGACTTCGCAGAAGTTACCAAGATTATTATGGATGGTATGGATGAGTTAATTTACAAAGAAGTTGCTCATGCATTAAAGGCATCTGTAAATCAGCTTCCTCCAGCCAATAGAGTTGTTTCTAATGGTTTTGATGAGAAGGCTTTTGATAGATTACTTACTATTGCTGCAGCTTATGGTACTCCAGTAATTTATTGTACTTATGAGTTTGCTGTAAATATGATTCCAAACGAAGCTTGGAGATATACTGAAGCTATGAAAGATGAGCTTTGGAATACTGGCCGTCTTGCTAATTATAAGGGACATAAAGTCATTATTCTTGAGCAAGGTTTTGAAGATGAAACCAATACCCGTAAGGTAATTGATCCTGGTTATGCTTGGATTATTCCTACTGGTGCTGATGGTAAGCCTGTAAAGATTGCTTTCGAGGGTGGCACTATTGTTGATGAATTCAATAATTATGATCGTTCTAGAGAGATTCAGGTTTACAAGAAGGTTGGCGTTGTTTGCATGCTTGCTAATAATGTTTGCTGCTATGTTGATACCGCTCTTCTTGGTCAGATGCTTACTTGGAACCTTGATGGTGTAACTGGTAAGGTTGCTACTTATGATGGTCGTCCAAGCGGAACAATTGATCCTGCTGGTAATAATTCCGGTTCTGATAATACAACTCCAGCAGTTGATCCTGAGAATCCATAATTTATAATTAATATATAAAATTTTTCTTGATAGGGGGAAAGGGGAAGTTCCCCTTCCCCCATATTTTTATTTTTGGAGATAAAGGAGATAGTATATGATAACCGAAACAACAATGTATAATGTGAAGAATAGAAGTACTAGCATGGTAGTTTATAAAATTCCAGAGACTAATCTTCGTAGAGAGTTCGCACCTGGTGAGACAAAAAGAATTCCTTTTGGGGAACTTGAAAAATTAACTTATCAGCAAGGTGGAAAGGAACTCCTTGAAAATTTTCTTCAAATTGTAGATGAAGCTGTTACTAAAGATTTAAATGTTCATAGAGAACCAGAATATAATATGTCTGAAAATCAAGTTAAAGATTTACTTATAAGTGGTTCTTTAGATGCTTTTCTTGATGCACTTGATTTTGCTCCAATTGGAGTTATTGATTTAATTAAGTCTTTAGCAGTTAGTTTACCATTAACTGATTATAACAAGAGACAAGCGCTTAAAGAAAAAACTGGTTTTGATGTTGATAAAGCGCTTATGCATATTGAGGAAGAAAAAGCTGAAGAAGCACCTGCGGCCGAGCCTCACAGAAGAGTTAAGCCAGCTACAGAGAGCGCAGGACCAACTCGCCGCACCACTCCTAAGTATAAAGTAACTAGTAAGACTGAATAATAAAAAGGAGCTATAATGGCTGAAAATTATGTTGAAGAAGTAACTGCTACTGGAACAACATTTTCAACTATTTACAATCGTTTTCTTGGTAAAATAACAGATGATATGTATATGGAATTAACTCCAGAAGATACTATCAAAGATTTACAAAATCTCTTGGTCGATGCGATACCTGGCTTTGAATTTCCTCGTGTTAATCTTTTAGATTATGAGATTAAAACTGAAGTTATTAATGAAGCTGATGCGAAACCAGGGGATTTTATTTTGGCTGTATTATGGGGTGAATTACCAGAAGATGGTGAACAAGAATCTCCGAGAGTTCTTGTTGAAAGATCTGCTTTTAAAGCAACTTTAACAACAGAGGAAGTTAATATTCTAGCTTTATTAATGAAACAAAGCTGGATTGAGCGTCAAGTAGCTTCTATTGAAAATATTAGAATGAAATATTCTGGGCCTGATTTTAAAATGACTTCTCAAGCAAATCATTTATAGAAGTTACTATCTCTGCTATCAGAAGCGCAAAGAGAATCTTTCCATATGCAAAGATTATATAAACGTAGAAAGATTTCTTCAAAAGATGGAAGATATAGATCTAATTGGACAGTATTGAGATAGCATAGCACAATGCGACCTCCTGTTACTTTTTATAGCAACGAGGAGGATTGGTAATATGATATATTCTGATCGTTTTAATATTCATTTTCCAGAAGAAGTTGTTGCTAAAAATATATAGCGTTTATCTAATTAGATTTGGAAATGTATTCCTATGCGTGAGAATGATGAAGATTGGAAAAAGCAACTAGATACAGTTGAATTAGAAATAATTGGGCTAAATGAAATGTTTATGTCCCAACAATTTTTACAATTATTAAGTAAATTAGAAGGATTGCGAATTAAAGAAACCACATTTGAGTTTTACCGAAAAACAATTTTTGAAATATTAAGTTTGTTGCAGGAGCTAAATCGTAATGGCCGATTATGAGTCAAAAAAATATCGCAATACTTCTTTAAATTTATTAGGAAAACGTTTGGGGATGGGGTATCATTAGAATCCCAGTGGCGTTGAAAAACCCGAAGATTTAAATTCTAATATAAAGTCTATTGATTCTATTATGGATCCAGAAATTACTGGAATTGATAATCAAAGATTTTTATTAGGTATTAATGGGGGAACTTTTTAGCAAGATCGAATGATTTTTGATAAAAGAAGAACCCTTGATAGAGTTTTAAAATATTCATATCAAGCTTGTGATATTAGAAAAGTCCAATGTGATGATAATGAAGATAATACTTTATATCCTAATATCCATGCTTTAGATGAACATCCTATTTGTCGTGCATTAATTAATATTGATCGCACAAAAGTAGATTATGATGATAAAATGCTTTCTGTTCATTATGAAGAAAATTATCATCCAGGAGATGTCTTTGAATGGATTGGAACTAATACATATTGGTTGATTTATTTATAGGACTTAACAGAACGTGCTTATTTTCGTGGAGAGATTCGTAAATGTTCCTATTAGATTGGATGGCAAGATGAAAATGGAGAGCATAGTAGCTATGCTGCTGTAAGAGGACCAGTAGAAACTAAAATAGATTATATTTAGAAACATGGTATAAGTGTAGATAATCCTAACCATTCTTTACATATATTATTACCTAGAAATAAAGATACTTTATCTTATTTTTAGAGATATAGTAAATTTTATTTATAGGGTGAAACAGAAGGGGCGCCATTAGTATGTTGGCGTGTTGAAGCAACAGACTGGATTTCTACTCCTGGAATTTTGGAGATTACTGCTGTTGAATATTATGTGAATAAAGATGAGGATGATCTTGATAAGAAACTTGCGGGAGGCCTCGTTTTGAAGCCCGTTGATCCTAATCCTACCGTAGAAGAAGGGACGCCGCAAATTATAGGTGAAACATTTATTAAACCTCGTGTTGTACAAGAATATCATTTTACTGGTACTGCAAGAAGTACCTTTGCTTGGAAAACTAATTTAGATAAAAAAATTATTACAATTAATGTTAATCCTAAAGATCCATGTCATATAAAATTACTTTGGAATCCAACTTATAGTGGATAGTTTGTATTGTCTTATGGAACATATAATAAGACAATTGTTGTTGAATCATTATTTTAAATAAAAAAGAGTTGAAGGAGATTAAAAATGCTTATTGATAGAGTAGATAAGCCGCATTCAAGTTTTCTTAGTGTTGAAAAAGATATGGGAATTATTGCTAATCGCTTATTACAGAGTGATAGATTAAAAAGATTATTATATTATAATACACCAGATGCTTTAACTAGAGCAAACATTACAACTGAATAGGCTCAAGAATTATTTGGGAAAAATATTAAAAATGTTCCTAAATTATATGTAGATAATTCTGTTTTACAATATATTATTATTAATTTTGATAATTTTGTAAAAAATGCTAAAAATCCACAATTTAGAGATAATATTATTGAGTTTGATATTATTTGTCATTTTAATCAATGGCAGCTTAATGATTTCTAGCTTAGACCTTATAGAATAGCGGCTGAAATAGATAGTTTAATGGATGATAAAAGACTTACTGGTATTGGTAAATTAGATTTCCTTGGTGCAAATCAAATTATTTTAACTGATGAGTATGCTGGTTTATGTTTAATGTATCAAGCTATTCATGGAGGAGAAGATAAATATAATATGCCTAATCCAAATGATGATGCTGCTTTTATCAAAGATTACAATCATAGTTTTAAGGAGTAATTAAATGGATATTAGGCTGGCTTTAATGGCTGGTTCTGATATACCGATTCCTGAATGTAAATTAGTGCTACATTAGCCCTCTATCAAAGATATAAGTTTTTTAGGAGAAGATTCTTTTTTTAAAGGAGTTTAGACTATTTGCTTATATAAAAGCATGTTTACACAGGACAAAGATGTTCTAGAAAATATAAATAATTTTTAGATATTTATGACAGTTATAAATGATAAAACTACTGTAGATAAAAAAGAAGCTGTATAGCAATTATTTTTATTAGTTTTTCCACAGTATAAAGTCATGTTTAGTCCTCGATCATTAATTTTTCAAAAAGATCAAGAAATGATTTCTGTAGATGAATCTAGCTTTGATTTTTTACAAGAGATGATGAGAATTGTATTTTGTTCAAAAAATGGGCCAATGGATTAGCAAGCATTTAACCCTGCTAATGCAAGAGCTAAAGAAATTGCAGAAAAATTAATGAGAGGACGACAAAGAGTCGCAGAACAAAATGGGTCTGCGCAAACAAGTATATTTAGTCAATATCTTTCTATTCTTACTATTGGTTTAAGTTCAATGGGATTAAATGATTTATTGAATTTAACGATGTATCAATTATACGATTTATTTGAGAGATATATGCTATATACTAATTGGGATATTGATCTTCGGGCTCGTTTAGCGGGAGCGAAGCCAGATTCCCAACCTGATAACTGGATGAAGAACATCCATAATTAAACAAGGAGGAATATGCACTATGAAATTTGGTGTTCGTGAGATTTGCGACGTTGTTTTAAAGGCAAAAGCTACTCAAAAAGTCGGTAATAAGATCTTCTATAAGAACGAGCCAGTCATTTATTTCGATACATTAAAGACTTCTAGTTTAGAGGGTGCGGCTACTCAGGTTTATGCTACTGGTGGTCGTGGTAATGCACGTTTAGTATCTTGGGAAGGTGAGCGTACTGTTACCTTCACCATGGAAGATGCATTAATCTCTCCAGAAGGCTTTATGATTCTTTCTGGCGCAGGCTTAATTGAAGCTACAACCAATAATACAATCAAACAGCATGTAACTGAAAGAATTGATAATAATGAGTCTGAAATTACTTATGCAGATGGAAGTTATACTATTAAACTTAGACAGAAGCCATATCTTCCAGCTAGTGAAGGTGGAAACTTTGCATATGTAATGTTTGTAAAAGATGATGAGATTATTAGTGAGCCTTTCATCCCTACTCATTATGGTGAAGGTCAAACTATTGAAACTGGTGAAGATGATAGAGGAACATATTATAATATTACTGTTGTTGGACATGATAATTATGATACTCCAGCAAATACAGAAGATGAATATACTGTTCCAAATCTTACAGATTATTCTGATAGATTCAGCTTTGATAGTGTAATTGTTGATTATTATGTTGAAAAGCCTGCGGCAGCTCAGCAAATCGAGATTACTGCTGATAAGTTTGGTGGTAACTATTATCTTGAGGCTTCTACATTATTCCGTACTCAGAATGGTGTTGATATGCCGGCAGAATTCATCATTCCTAACTGCAAAGTTCAGTCTAACTTTACTTTCACAATGGCATCTTCTGGAGATCCATCTACATTTACTTT